CCTGACCATCAAGGGCCTGGAAGAGGCCATGCGCCAGCTCACCAAGTAGTCTCACCTAGTAGTCACGTCAACTAGAGGCCGCGCCGTAGAATACGGCCCTGCCCCACCCGCCGCCGTAGTTCAATGGGAGGATTCGGTGGGGGTTGTGAGTCAACGACTCATTTGCGACTCGTTTAATGGTAATGTGTAGAACGAGTTTGGAGCGGTTTCCAGACCTCCTGGCTACTACCGCACCGGACAGACCTCAATAGCCCAACGTGCGCCGATCTGGCGCGTCGTCATTTGTTCGGGCATCCGTAATCCGTAGTTGATTCCGGGTTTTCCCTTGGTCTTGAGTATTTATGTTGAATTCGTAATTTGTTGTTGGCAAAGCCGAAATGAACAACGATAATTAAATCGTAATCAGTGATTGACGGTCTTTCGACCAACTCGCACCTCGGAGCACAGGGGCCCTTAACCGGAGTTTCAAATGATCACATCCACCTACACATCTTCTTTGTTCGACTGCCGTGGTGTTTCCGACGCTGACCGCCGCGAAGCCGAGCAACTGTTTTGCGCAGCCATTGAAGCCCAGCTCGGCGGCAAAACCAACGTGGTAACGGCTTATGCCGCCTACGAAGCCGCGTTCCAAGCCCATGGCGAGCTGCCACTGCCTGCCGCTGCCACTGAGCAAGAGCGCGCAGCCGTTGAAGCTTGGGAAGATGCAGAGCGCGCTGGCTGTGCCGCAGCTTTCGCTGGCTGGACTGGCAATCTGGGCGGCGCCCATTTCGAAATCAATGTCTAAAAACCACCGCAACCGCTCATGGCGCTCCCAGTGGGTGCCTGAGCCCATCAGCCGCACAGCCGTCCACCAAAGCGGCGTTACGGCCCGTGTGAGCCCGTCGGCCACCGACCCGACCAAGGACCGCATAACCATGGACAACACGGCCCAGCTTGATCTGGACCGTTGGGATCTGGGCAAGCTGACCGAGCAGGCCATTAAGCTATGGATGGACGGGACGTTTTGACCATTCTCCAATTGCCGGCCTACACCGTCATCAAGGTGGAGGCAACCGAACACGACTACCACATCACCGCCGAGCCAATTGAATCGAGCCGGGCATGTCCGCAATGCTCATCCATCAATGCGGATGCCTCTGATCCTCAATGTCCAAAATCTGATTCAGTTGGCTGGCGACTTCACTGTACCTGGCGCGGCAGAGGGCGATGTATCCAGCAGCATCGCGGTCGCTCGTATACCGGAGGCCGGTACCGGCGGCAACGGCTGCGGCCTGACTCGCAGGTTGGCCGGCAGCGGTTGGTCCTGCGTCTGCACCGACATTGTTGAGCACGCCGGCAGTGTCAGCGCCAAAACACTCACGGCCGGACAAAGAAGCAATTTTTTCACGAGCAGTCCCCAGTTGGTTGTTGATCTTGGCCAGCGCCTGGGCATGGCTTCCGGCTGCCTGGTCGGCGAACTTGCGTTGTTGCAGTTCGTCAGACCGGCGCAGCTCGGCAGCAGCCTGCGCCGCAACGGCATCCTGGCCGGCGTGCCACTTGATGCCGCCAGCGGCTCCGGCCACGAAGATGGCCAGGGCCAGCGCGAGTTGCGCGAGCAGGCTCATACGACCCCCGATAGGCAAAGGTCGCGCTCCAGCACGCGGCGCTTGGTCAGGCCTGGCAGCGTCACGGCTACTCCGGCGACCCGGGCCTTGTCCCATTTAAGCAGCTCAGTGCATGCGCCGCGATGGTCTCCGGCCGCCAGTTTTCTGGCAGCAGTTGACTTGGCGCTGTTGCAGGCAATGCTTGCCCCGACGTTGTACGCGGCGTCCGCAAAGGCGGCGAGTACAGGGGCCGGTAAGCCCGGCCGGCAGGTGTCCACAGTTTGTACGACATCGCTCATCTCCTTTGTCAGCATTGCTTTGCATTCGGGCACCGTCCGAAAATCGGTCATCTTGACGCCCTTGGTCGATCCCATGCAGATGGTCGGCAGGCCGGTCACGTCGCGGTAGGCGTACTGGCGCAGGCCTTCGCAGGGCCCGGCAATGGCAGCAGCCAGCACCAGGGCGACGGCGCGCTTGTTGGTTTCTTCGGCCATTACTGTTTACCCCCACCTTTGAGCGTGTAGTAAAAGACCATCACTGGAGCACCAATGGCTGTTGCCCACTTCACAAAGGAGCCGAACAGACCAATTACCTTGAAAAAGCTCTTTCCCAACCTGAGAATCTCCAGCACCTCTGCCGTGTCGGCGCTATTGATGTCGAGCTTGCTTTCGATGCGCGTCATCCGCTCATCGCCCTTTTGGAACCGCAGATTCGCAATGTCAAGTCCGATGCATCCGCCGTCCTCATGATGGACATTGATGTCCGACACTCGGCGCTTCGGCATCTCATCGGCAATCTGTGTGAGCGAGGGGTAAACATCCATCTCAGACATGGGTGGCTCCTATTTATTTGCGCAGCGCTTCGAGCGCCTGGTCCTGCGTGATGCCCAGGCCGTACTTGGTCGCCAGAAAGCCGGCAAACAAGGCGCTGCGGTCGTCTGGGTAATACGTGAGCTGCAGCCGATAGGCTGCGGCCTCAATGCGCAGACGTGCAGCCGGAAACAGTTTGTAGATGACGCCAAATACCCCATGCGAGACGGCGGAAACATAGACCCACTCAGGCCTCTGGAGGTAATACAGGCCGCCGCCAATGGCCAAGATCGCCAGTGTCGTCAGCAGCCATTGCTTTGCGTGCAGCATCTCGTGCTCGAGCAGCCCGGCGTCGCCACGATAGGCCGGGCGCACCAGGATCAGCGGGCCCGCTGTGATGGCGGCAAACCGAGCCGGGATGAAGCGGTCGGTGTAAATGGTTATGTGCGGGGTCATTTGCTGCTCCTGATAAAAACAAACTTCTTGAGCACGCTCTCACGCAGGGCCTTGGCGTCGGCGTGCAGGGTGTGTGCCACCCAGCTGGTGACGGACTGACGCACACGCGCCAGGCTGATGCGGTCGTTGGCGTACTGTTCGCTCAGCACGCGCAGGGTGCGGTAGATGCGCTTGATCGAGCTCTTGCGCAGGCGCCGGTGCGTGCACCAGATCCGATACCCCAGAAAGTCCAGCGCGCGACCGCGCAACAGCGAAAGCGGGAACACCTGCGTTTTCTGGTTGGTACGCAGGCGCAGGTAGTTCAGCAGGAAGGCCTCGACCTTGACGCGCACGCGCTGCAGGTGCGCTTTGTCGTGGTGCACGACGATGAAGTCGTCCATGTAGCGGGCGTAGTGCTTTTCGCGCAGGCCGTGTTTGACAAACTCATCGAGCTCGTGCAGATAGATGTTGGCGCAGAGCTGGCTGGTAAGGTTGCCGATCGGCAGGCCGACACCCGGCGAGCCGTTGATCTTGTTGGCCGAGTCGATGATGTGGCCCAGCAGTGCCAGGGTTGGCTTACAGGCGATGCGCTTGCTCAATAGCCCCATCAACACGGCGTGATCGATGCTCTGAAAATACTTGGCGATGTCGGCCTTGAAGACGGCCACCTTGCCATGCTCGCGCTTGACCTTGCGCAGCATCGCCTGCGCCCGATCCGCGCCCAGGTGCGTGCCGCGCCTTGGCCTGCAGGCGTAGCTGTCGGCAATGAAGCGGCGCTCCCACAGCGGCTCGATCACGGCCACCAGGGCGTGCTGCACGATGCGGTCCCGAAACGGCAGCGCGGCGACGTTGCGCTCCTTTGGCTCGTAAATCTTGAACGGGCGGTAGGTGCCGATCTCGTACTCACCCCAGATCAACTCGTTTTGCAGCTGGATCAGATTGCCTTCGAGGTTGAGTTCAAACTGCTGCACCTCAACCTGGCCACGCTTGCCGGAGCGGGCGCGCAGGTAGGCGGCGTGCAGGGCTTCAAAACTGTAGATTTGCGCAAACAGGTTGTTGTAGGTCTTTGCCATTGAGGGGTCCGATAAACCCCGAGGGGCGGTGGCGCCGAACGGTCGCGCGCAAGCACTACTGGAACGGTCCACCTGTTGAATGTTTCGGCTTCGGGTTTTCGCCCTGGCCGAGGAAAGTGTGTCCTTTTGTGTGGTGTTCTGCCGGCATGCCCAGTAGGCTTGCCGTTTCTGACGATCCACAAGAGCCGGGCGAGCCCCGATGTTGTTGTTCGCGTTCGAGCGATCGTTGTTCAGGTTCAGGGCAAACAGGCCAGCGGTCGCGCCGTTGTTCCAATTGCCCGACCGGATCGGGAGCCGTTTCAACACACTTCCCCCACAGTCAAAGTGCTTGACGCAATCGAGCGCAGCCAGCCACCCAGCATGCGGCCGATTTCGTCGTTCAACTTCGACCAGTGTTCGTACTTCTTGAAATCGAGATAACCCAAACCCTTGGCCATGCGCACCTGGCAGCGCAACAGGTCCAGCTCAGCGTCGAGCTCCTGCATGGTGGTCTTCTTGTGGTGGCGCTTGTTGCACACCACAATCAACCGCAGCAGGGCCCACATAGCGGTGCGCATCTCGGCGGCCAGCACGTGGCGTTCGAATGCCGGGAACTGGCGAAGCGCCACGTAGCCGTATTCGATCATCGCCTCGCACTTCTGACGAATCAACAGATCCGTCACCTTCGGCGCTTGCTCTGGAACCAGTGTGTTTCTGCTCATGGGGTCTTGGGGTCAAGCCGGCCTATCGGCCAGCCATCAGAGTTCAGGTCATCAGATTTCAGGAAACAAAAGCCGGGCGAGCCCCGAAGTTGATGCCCGCGCCCGAGCGAACGACGCTCAGGACCAGGGCAAACAGGCCAGCGGTCGCGCCGTCGGACCAATTGCCCGACCGGATCGGGAGCCGCTCACTCGTGACGTCCAGGTAGAAAATGTCATCGCTGCCCAGCCCGGTGCTGGCAACCGGGTACATGCCGTGCGCCTTGAGCAAGGCCAGTGCCGTGGCGCCGACCGGTGTGCTGCCCGGGTTGGTCATGCTGGCAAAGGCTGCGCCGCTGCCGCACACCAGCGTGTAGGCTGCCGTGCCGCTGGTGGCGTACTTGACGGTGTTGGCCGATCCCGGCGTCACCAGGGCGCCGCTGGAGCCGTCGATAGCCTTCCAGGCGCTGGAGCCTGAAGCGAAGTCGGTGGCGTTCAGGGCGGCGTCGTTGTTGGCGATGATCTGAATCTCGCCAGCGTTGATGCGCATGCCCGGCGACCACTCCCAGATGTTGCCGCACAGGTCAGCAATCCCCGTCGAGTTGCCGTTGTGACGCCACGACACCGGGCCCGATCCGGTCTGGGTGCGCCCGGTACCGGATGCCACGCCAGGCAAGCCACCATCGCCGCGACGGCCGCTTTCCCAGGCGGCGTCGTACGCCTTGCCCCAGTTGGTATTGCCGCGTGGGTGAAAGCCATTGGCCCGGGCCTGGACGCCGATGCCGGCCCATTCGACATTGCTCATGCAGTGAAAGCCGGTACCACAGGCCCGCGCATAGGCGACAAACTGGTCATGGTTCAGCGTGTTGGCAGGGTCCTGGCCAGGCAGGCTGAGCAGCTCGCCATTTTTAACCACGCCCGGGTAGGTTCCGGCCATGATCTGGCCCTTGGCCACACCGTTGACGGTGAACATCGGGTGCAGGCCAGAGGGCAGGCCTGCGTCCACATCGGGGCCATTGAAGGCGCCGATGATATTCATGAAAGTGGGTTGGTTCAGCGCGGTGTAGAGAACGGTCTGCGCGCCGCCGCTGGCGGCCTCGATGCTCATGCGCAGGGAGTCGGGGACGGAAATAGTGAGGGACATGATGGTTCCTTAAGGTGCGGGTGCGGGAGTGGGCGCTGTCGTGTCGAGCAGCGGGAAGAGTGTCAACGTCGTCTGGCCGGCGTGGCAGGCCAGAACGGCGGCGATCACCGGCGGCGTGCCGGGCTCGAACTGCAGCGCGCTGCCGGTCCAGTAGACGGTGTCCGAGTTACTGTTCGGCCGTGGCAGGGTCGGCAGCGTGAGCGTCGATTCCTCGTAGGCC